CCCGTGATGCAGACCGAGTTGCTGACGACTCTGCTCATCGGTATGCTCGGCCTCGGTGGTATGCGTACCGTCGAGAAGCTGCAAGGAGTTTCCAAGTGATCTACCTCCTCATGGCCGCTCAGGTAGTGGCCCAGGTTGTCGTTGGTGTCGCAGTCAACATCGGGCAGGGCGTGACCTTCGGTCTCGGCTTCGCGATCGGCTGCGCGCTGTGGGAGAAGTTCGCGAGCAGGAAGCGCAAGAAGTAGTCGGTAGAAAACGAAAAAGCCCCGCACCGGACCCATGAAAAAGGTCTAGTGCGGGGCTTTCGTCGTTTCTACTGGTGGACTCGTCAGTGCTTGCACCTGAGTCTCCCGGGTTTCAAGCGGGCGCTCTGCTGTCTGAGCTACAAGTCCATGCTGTCCGGTATGCTCTCCGTTATTACCCCGGCAACTACCGGGGGAACACCACACTGGCGCGCCCGGTGCGAATGGGTGGCCCCAGTGGTGGGAGTCGAACCCACACCTCTCGGATCGTCTGGTAGCGGGTAGCGGAATCGAACCGCTCTGGCCGGCGTATGAGACCGGTGTCGTCACCAGAAGACTAACCCGCTACTACTGCATTGTGGTGAGCAGCTTCGGACCTACCGGGGCGCTCCATGTGCAGACTATCGCTCTTGGGTATTCCATGGGCCAGCGGCCCGACCCGCACGATCCTTACACCGGCCGGAGCCCCAGCCGTTCTCCTGACGAACCCACCACTGCCCACGGGCGCTACCCGTGGATCATCTCCTGTAGTCGATGCCGAACACGAAGCGCCAGACCCAGATGTTCAGCCTGACGCCATCGTTGAAGTGCAGCCCCACCGAGAAGCCGGGGTAGCTGCTGATCTTGTAGAAGTAGGTGCTCCACGACCGGACCCAGAGGGCCGGGACGTTGATCCGCTTCACTTGACGTGACATACGATCAGGTCTCCGCACATGGCCTTCATGACCTTGGTATACGTCTCCGAGTCGTCGAACATCATCGTGATCCCGAGCCGCTGACAGAGCGCGCCCTTCTGGAGCCCGATGTCGACGAGCCGATCCTCACGGGGGATGCCGGGCGACGAGTTGATGACGTGGAGCGTCACCATCGACGGCCAGCCGCTCAGGGCAGTCCAGAGTTTCATCACCTTGGCCTTCTTCGAGTCCTCGCTCTGCCACGTACCGGACTCGGTGAAGATGCCGCTGATGACGTGAATCTCGTGGCCCCTGTGCCACAGTTCCTTCGCGAGCCACAAGACTCTCTCCCTGTCGAGGCACCCGTCCAGATCGAACCCGATCTTCATAGCCCAGCCCCTTTCTCGAACACAAGGTTCCGGTCATCCTTCTCACGGATGCATCCGGTACAGCGGAGGTGAGCGTCCTTCTCGCCCTCATGCATGTTGCAGTAGGTGTGGTTGTAGCTGCCCTTCCTGAGCAGTCTACGCGCCGCTGCCAACTGCAACCGGAGGAACTCCATCGTCATCATGCGTCACCCTTCAGCATCATGTCGTGCAGCCGGACCGCCCGGTCACCGACCTGCTTGGCCCAGAGCGAGTCCATCATCTCGGCAGCCGCCACCGGCCAGTTGTCCGAGTGGACGGCCGCGAGGAACTTCTTGAAGCCGGCCAGCTTCATGCCGAGGTTGAAGGCCATGTTGGTGACTGCCCGGGCACGCGCATCCTCCGAGGCGATGAGGCCGGGAGCGAGGAAGCCCGTCAGTGCCATGGCCGTGTCGATGTCCATCTCCAGAAGGGCGTCTGCCTCGTCGTGCGTGATGAGTTGCATCCGGGGCGTGCTGCCGAGGAGATGCCCGTAGCCGATCGTCCAGAAGCCGAGCGTGTCCTGATAGGCCTGAAAGCGCAGGCCCTCGTCACGCTGGAGTTCGGTCCGTAGGAGAGCGCGGTTCACTTGGCCCTCACGATCGTGGCCGTGATCTGAATCCGATCGCCCTCCATCCAGACCTGATCGTCGAGGTAGGCATCGATGCTGTCGACCATGAGTTGGTCGATGTGCGGCCCGACGATCACGTCCTGAAACTCGTTGTCGATCGTAATGGCACCGCGCCACTCCGACCCTCTACGCTTCGCCAGCAGTGTTACGGTGGTGTTCACTGTCCCTCCTGATCTGCGCTTCCGCGTTCTTGACGATCATCTCCATCGCCGGGAGCCACTTCTCCTTGCCCGGCGGCACGCCCGGTTCGAGCGTGTCGAGGACTCCAGTCAGGCGGAGATTGAGGGCCTGTACGAAGCCCTTCGAGAAATCGCGCCATAGCCGCTGCGTGGTCGGCAGCCGATGGCGGCGGGCTTGTCGGCTCATCCAGTGAACTGTGCAGTAGCCACCGAGTGAGCGGGGTCTCTTGCACCGTGAGCCTCCGTTACACTGTTGGTTCATCATGGGCTTCCAAGTAACGGATAGCCTCTTTCAGTACCGTCACATTGTCGTTGAACATCCCGAGCCCGACATTGCAGTGGACACAGAGGATGCCTCGTGTGGCTCCCGTCTCGTGATCATGATCCACGGCGAAAGCCCGTTCCCGGCGTCTCTTCTTCCGCATACAGATTGCACACCGCCCGGCTTGCTGCTTCAGCAGAGCATCGTACTCGCCTTCCCCAAGACCCCGGCGAGTATCCCGAGCCTTCTCGTTGCGACAGGAATGACAGTAGCTCTGTCGGTTGAATGCCGATGTCTTTCCCCCACGACCGAACTCAAGGATCGACTTGCTTTCCCCACACGAAGCACAAGGTCGTTCGATCCCGGCGTACGGCTCTCCGAGGGGTGTATTTCCCGTCTCGATGCAAGCGATGGCTAGAGCCCGCCACGCAAGATGCACCAGCGCAGAAGCACGCGAATCGGGGTCTGGCCCTTCCTCATTCTCCCACGCTGCGAGGTGACGGTAGAGTGCAGGCCAGTGGGAGCCGTCACGATACCATGGCGGCTTCTCCCCAGACTGCCGCTTCCTACTTCCATCCCCGGTGGCCTTCTCCAGTTCCTGTCGGAATCGAGCAAGAACATCCTCACGTTCGGCAGCCCAGTCTGTCTGTTCGTTCATGAACTACCCTCCGGGAGATGATCCCGTTTGAACGGTGTGTCAACGTGGATGTCGTAGCCGGAAATCTCGCGGAGACTCCAGAGGAGTTCTGATTCTGTTTTGCAGATCAAGTCCGCGAAGTTCGGCATGATGTCGTAACGGTCAGGGTCCTGCCCGTCAAGGAACAGAACAGTCTTCTTGCCCCGGCCCTTCGCATAACCGAGTTCGAGCATCGCTGACTTGCCCGCAGGCATCGCCAGTACGACGACATCCGCCATATCGATGTAGCTTCGATCGAACAGGAAGATGTTCTGTGCGGCTCGACCGCGCAGGGCTTCTTGGTAGCTAAGTCCCCGCCGACGGGAATATTCTTGCCAGTTCAGGTCAGCCATCTCGCCGGGCGTGAACCATTCATCCATGACATCGTAACCTTGTCCACGAAGCAGGTTGCCAATGTCAGGGATACGCTGGTTCTTCAGAGCACCAATGAGGTAGACGAACGTCTGTTCCGGATTCCGGTCAAGGTAGGCCATCAGTCGGCGAAGCGTAGCCGGATTGTCCTTCAACTGTCCGAGACCCCAGTTGCAAGACTTGCAAAGCAGGCCACGAATCTTCCCCGTCGCATGGTCATGGTCGAGGTGAGCGGACTTGTTGATGGGAGTGAGACACCCAGCGCAAGAGTTCTGCTGTCTCGCTAGTTGCTTCTCGACATCCTGCGCGGACCATCCGTGCCGATACTTCCGGACCGCATCCGTGTTCCGCTCTGGATGCCGAGCCCGGTACTTTGCCTGTCGTTTGCGAGCCTTTGCCTTCTTCTCCTCAGGTGTCACGTCAGGTCTCCGAAGATATGAGGCGCTTCACGAGCGAGGACATCCAGCACCGCCGAGGCAAGGTCCCTGATCTCACGATCGGCATGAGGCGAGTTCCGCTTCTGGATGAACTCCCGCCACGTCCGGGCGTTGCCGGTGACCATGATCTTCGTCTCGGTCGACTCCAGTAAGAATCCCCGTGCCAGACCACGCATCCGCTTTGTCTCGGTGGTCGTCGTCTCCTCGACTGTCTCGTGCAGTTCCTCCATCGCATGATGGTACCGCTCGCGAGACCGCTCGAAGTGTTCATTGAGGAGTTGCCCGAGAGAGGTGTTCTCTAGTTCGGCAGCCATCACTAGCTTCGCGGTAGAGTGATCGACGTACCGCTGCGACAACTGGCTGAAGCTGAAGTGACGGTGACGGACCAGTTCATGCGTCAGCGAGCGCGAGACGCCCGTGAAGATGAAGGTGTAGTTGGCGTGCTCCAGCACCGAGAAGTGCTGCTGGCCGATGATGTTGGCGAGGTACTGGGCGTTGGTCTTCCGGCCCTTCCCGAACGACATGTAGCAGAGGCGGCCACCGATCTCGGCGAGCGTCTCGCCGTCGGACGGAGGCTCGACCATGTA